AGGGTATAACACAGGCATAGACCTAGCTAAAAACAAAATAAAGTGCTTTATCCATCACGACATTATTGTTACTAACCCTCACTTACTTAGGACAAACCTACTAGCCTACTGTGTAGAGGATATAGGTATGGTAGGGATCATAGGCAGTAAGACAGAGGCATCTCCTTGGTGGGAAGGACAATGCGTTGGCAGCGTAATAGACCCTCGTAGCGGAATACTTCATTTTAGCGATGGTAAAGAGTTCTGCCTGCACCTAGATGGATTAATGCTGGCTACTTGCCAAGATGTGCGGTTTGATGAGTCTATACCAGGCTATCACTTTTACGATCAGGATATTTGTCGACAGATGGCAGACAGAGGACTTAACAACTTCTGTATAGAAGATGGATACAGGATGCTGACCCACTTTACCAAAGCTACCCATGACATTAACCAAATCAATGGCTATGCGGATGCTTTGGAAATCTACAGAAATAAATGGATTAGGGAAAATACCTAGGACTTATTTGTAGAACTAATATAAGATTAATAAATTAGGGGAAAAAAATGATTATTAAATCTAAGTTCTGGTATATTCTACAAAAGCAAATTGAAGCAAGAAAGAAAAAATGATCTTGGTAAAATGGTTTGGCACAATACTCTGTCTTATAGGGATTGGGCTTACCTCTGTCAATATCTATCCTGCAAACATATTCCTCAGTTTGATTGGTAGTGGACTATGGACTATTGCAGGTATATACCAAAGGGATATACCATTGGTATTAGTAGAATCAGCAGCAGTAATTATGTACTTTTTTGGATGTGTTTTATACATCTCTTACGAACTTTCTAAATGGTTTTAATATGCATTGGAATCATAGACTAGTAGACTTTTCAGAAGAAAACAATGGAGAGCCTTGGGTCGAGGTATGCGAGGTCTTTTACGATAAGAACCATGAGCCTTATATGTACACAGCAAGAGGTGTCGGTGTCATGGGAGAAGATAAAGAGGAAGTAAAGCAGAACTTATTTAGAATGTTAGATTGTTTAGATAAACCAGTTCTTATGAAAGCAGACTTTAATCAAGACATAAAAATGTGGATGGATGAATCGTAGTAAACAAAAGGAAAAGGGAAAATGACATTCGAGAATTTTTGGCAGCAATACCCCAAAAAGGTCGGAAAGCTAACAGCAAAAAGATCATGGGAAAAACTAAGTCTAGACAACCAAAAAAACGCACTAGAGGCAATAGTAGAGCATCGTAAGTATTGGGCAGCAAAGGGTACTGATTGGGAGTACATACCCCATGCAAGTACTTGGTTGAACAATGAAAGATTTTCTGACGAGATTGTTATAGAGCAGAAAGAGAACAAGCGACCACCTCTACCTTGGTACTCAAGCGATGAACTTACTTTAGCCAAAGGCAAAGAACTAGGATTAAACCCATCCGTAGGAGAAACTTTTGCCCAATTTAGAACCAGACTTTCGGCTAAGATTGGATCTGTTGGTGTAGGTGCATGAACTACCTATCGGTCTGTTCTGGCATAGAGGCAGCTACAGTTGCTTGGCATCATATGGGGTGGAAACCTGTAGGATTCTCAGAGATAGAAAAATTCCCAAGTCAGGTTCTTGCACATCATTATCCGCAAGTAACCAACTTTGGCGATATGACAAAATATAAGGAGTGGCAAATAAATGACCCAATCGGACTTTTGGTCGGAGGAACTCCCTGCCAATCATTCTCTGTTGCAGGACTTAGGAAAGGACTTGAAGATCCAAGAGGCAATCTTGCTCTCACCTATGTTGGAATTCTTGATCACTTTAGACCCAAGTGGTTTATTTGGGAAAATGTGCCAGGTGTCCTTAGTAGCGGGGGGGGGCGAGACTTTGGCAGCTTCCTCGGTGCGTTGGGCGAACTCAGGTATGGGTGGAGCTACAGGGTGCTTGATGCTCAATACTTTGGAGTCGCACAGCGCAGAAGGAGAGTGTTTGTTGTCGGACATTTTGGAAACTGGAAACCTACCGCAGAAGTATTATTTGAGTCCGAGAGCCTGTCAAGGAATACTAAATCGAGCAGAAAAAAGGAACAAGATGATTCCTACAAACTTAAAGTTGGTACTATTACAAAAAGCTGGGGAAAAGGATTAGGTCATAATGGGCAAGATGATATGGCTGTAATTCATCCAATATCTTTTCCAGCAGCAATGTCTGGAACACAAGCAGCATTTAGTAATAATTTATCATTAGCTTTGCAAGCAAAAAATAGGACAGCAATTGCTTGTAGAAATATGAAAGCCCGCAGATTAACCCCAAAAGAATGCGAAAGACTACAAGGCTTTCCAGATGACTATACAAACATACCAAATGCAGCAGATACTAATAGATATAAGGCTTTAGGTAATTCAATGGCTGTACCAGTAATGAGGTGGATAGGTGAACGAATTAACTCACATGAAACAATGTGCAGTACGGCAACTCTGTAAGTGGAGAGCAGTTTGGGGTCTGACAAAGTGGAGAAAGTATTTATCAGACCATACAATAGATAAAGACCTATTAATCCTGTACGGAGAACAATGGTCTAAAGGGAATAAAGGGGAATGGGGAAAATGGATATAGATCCAACAAAAGCAGTAGAGTACATTATGAAGTACTCAGGAGATTTTGCTAAAGCCAAGGCAAACAGAATCTACCTAGAGAACTTCCTAAAGTCTAAGCGCAGTATCCTTATGTCTAAGTCATCGGCTAAATCTGTCGCAGCAGCAGAGGTAGATGCCTATGCAGACCCAGAGTATATTGCGCTACTAGAAGGCTTAAAAGAGGCTGTGGAGTGCGAGGAGAAGATTAAGTGGATGCTGACCGCAGCACAACTAAAAGTCGAGATATGGCGCAGTCTAGAGGCTACTAACCGATCTGTAGATAATCATGCTCGATAGCGACTTTGTCTACATCTGGGCATTGATTGTGTTTCTCATAGTTTACATTTCTATACGGATTAGTACACAATAGTGGACTCTACAAACTACAACTTAAACCTTAAAAAGTACAACGAGATGCTAAAGACAGCACACCATTTATCTCAGTTGTTAAAGAAAACAAGAGAAGAAAACGAATACCTTAAAAAATGTATAGAAACAAAAAACTCCTAGAACTTGCTAGACTACTACCATGTCAACATTGTGGGATAGAAGATGGAACTGTCGTGGCTGCACATTCCAACCAGTTACGAGATGGAAAAGGTCGTGGACTTAAGTCATCCGATTTTCGCATTGCAAGCCTCTGTTTTCGCTGCCATGCGGAAGCCGATACATCTAGCACACTATCGAAAGACGCAAGGATTGAGATGTGGGAACAGGCGCACCGCGCAACCATTGGTGAACTTTTTGAACGAGGACTTGTTGTAGTTAAGTCATAACTCTAAAGGATCTAGCCCCAGTTCTTTTCCCACACGAAAACAGCGAGAACGGAACTCCTTACCATGTTGCGCCCACTTATTACCCTTCCTACGATGAAAACTCATATGTATCATTTCATGTGCCATAGTCCGAATAACTGTATCTAGGAATCCGCACCTAGCAGTAGAAATGGTAATGATGTGTTCCCATTTCTCATCATCCTGATATAAGTAAGTTCCCATCACATCGGGATCTGCATCAACCACAAACCGAATCTGGGCTGCTAAAGGCATACTCCACTTATCAAAAGGCTCACACACCACAAGCATATTGTAGATATTCTTTAGGATAGTGGAGGTCAACTTCATACCTTTAGAATCTCTCCTCGGAACTCTACCTCATCCTCACCGCAGACTTGGATCATCTCTGGCATAAGCATTCTGCCTCGATCCCAAGACAGCATCACTAGTCCAGATCGCCAGTCCTTTGGCGAGTCCTCAGTGTAATCTGCAAACTGCATATTATTGGGTTCGGCTAGTGTGCCTGTCTGTACCCCCCAGATAGTCCTAGAATATCCTGTAATGGGCTGACAAGCTAAGACATGGGTATGACCTGTGATAATGTTGGTTTGTGCAGCTACAGCATTGTTATAGCCTGCGTATCGCCCACCCTTAAACCTGTGTTTAATTACAGTATCATCATTAACCCAAAACGACCAACATCCTTCCCATAGCGGAAAGTGGTCTTTTAGTTGGAATCCTTGTACACCCTCGTAGGCACTAGCCTGCGCAGCAAGGAAAGTCTCAAATCTGGCATCATGATTCCCAAGACAATGGATAAGTCTAGCACCTGCTGGTCTGCGTTTCTCAATCTCTCCTAAGTAGAACTTGTTTGCTTCCAGTTCTTCTTGAACAGTAGGTTTCTTATCCCAACCGATACGAGGAAAACGACTAATAGAACCACCATCAAAGGAATCCCCATTATTAACAATAATGTTCGGCTTAAAGTATTCAATAAATTTAAGAAGAGCTTTAAAAGCTGTAGTAGTATCATCAGGATAAAAATGGGCATCGCTAAAAACAATAATACGACCTTTATCAAGTGCTGTTCCCCTTCTAACTGAGATTGGTGCTTGTTCTATTCTGTTTTCGTTTTTTGCTTTTAGCCTGGCAATGCGTTCTTCTTTTTGTTTTTTATTGTAGTCATCTTTAGGGTTTATTAGAGTTTCTAACTTAATCCCTAACCGAACTTCTACAGACCTTCTCCTGTTCATTACACCTCTAGGACTCATTTTTAACTCATTTGCCATCAACATCGGACTAGGAAACTGTTTCCATTTGTCGGCAAACTCTTGGTCGGGTAAGTAATATCCGTATTGATTTTTCATATATAGTTGATACCATTGAGAAAATAGTTACAATTATATAGTTAATTAAACACAGGAATGTGAATGTCATTAGATGACCGCTTACGAAACTGGGCTTGGTATGTCTCTGGATCAGTTATTCCACAGCCAGACTCTACTTGTCGATCATTTGAAAAGAACTACATTCCTGAACTCGGCAACCTCTACGCACCAGAAGAACCACACTACGAACCTGACAACCGAGATGGTGAGCTAATAGAAGATGCAATTAAGGGTTTACCCTTAGAACTCAGAAAGATACTAAAGGCTCGGTATGTGAGCCATCCCTATGCTAGTCAGAATCAACTAGCCCATCACCTTAGAATATCTACAAGACGATTCGAGACAGACCTACAAAATGCTAAAAAACGACTCCAAGATCAACTC